AAAAGAACAAGATAAAGAACACTCAAAAATGAATAACTACGATAATACATCATGCATAAATTATATTTTTGCTAAAATGTATTATAATATAGATGATTTATTAAACGATAATAATAAAACCATATACTTTGATAAAATATATGACAAGACAAATTATAGTTTATTGGATAATTATGAAAAAGAATTATTAAATAAATCGCCTGATGAGTTTAAAACTTTTTTAATTCAAGCATTACAAAGAACATATGTATTAAACTATGATGATTCTGAATATCTTGCAAATACTTTAATAAATGGAAATAAACAAGTATTGAATGGACAATATGCCATCTTAAATAAAAATACTCCGAATAGTCCATATGACTACTACATCAGAGAAAACAACTCATGGTTGCTAGATGAAAAATTTGATAAATCTCTCCATACAACAGATAATAATATTTTATGCAATCTTCAAGATAAATGTATCGGTTTTACTCAACCAAGGATTGAAGTTGATAAATGTATTACTATACAAAATAATAAAACTGAATTAGAGCAACAGTTTTTGAATAATATTATAAACGAGTTTGATACCACTTATTATAAATCAAAACAACATTATGAAACCTTCATACGTAGTAAAATTGATTATTTATATAAAATTTTACCCAAATTATTAAAAATTCATTATGAAGAAAAAATAAAATATAATACACAAAAATATATTTTATCAAATAATGTGCATATTAACAGCGAAGGTATTATTTCTCCATATGCTAACATTAGAGATATTATTTTATCACAAAAAGATATTAGTAAAAGAAACCAAGATATTGTGAAATTTGTAAATTTATACACAAGAAATGCAGAACAAAACGAAAATACTCATTGGCTATACTGTATAAAAACGAATGCTCAGTTATTACCAGCATTTATGTTTGAACTTGCAAGTTATTATATATCAAACCCATATGATTATGAAGACTATGTTAATAAAGTAATTAAAAAAATTGGCGCAGTACAAAGTGATGACGGCGATAAATGGATAGATAAATATTCTGGTTATCCTATAAAATATATTAATTATGATACTGATGAAGGTTACGAAGCTGGATATAAAAAAACAACTCGCGGTGTGTTAGAAGATGAATATAATATAATTTTTGAAGATATAAATATACATCCTATTTTAAATACTCCAGAAACAATTATGATATCCAATATTATAGACACAATAACAAGTGCTATGAATATTAATATTGAACCACAGAAAACTGGAATCATTTTTAATGTAATCGAATTAATTAAACAAATTTTACCATCTGAAGAAAATTATAACATACAAATTAATAAGTCAAAAAATAAAGAAAAAGAACCATATGAACAACTATATGATAAAAATATTTTATATTACACCCTTGGCACATTTTTAATAACTATACAAACAAATATTCCTTCTTTTAATCCAAATAAGACTTTTCCAGGATGTGTTAAATCATTTGAAGGCTACCCTTTCGGTGATGTCAATGACCTAAGTTGTTTAAATTATATTTCTTGTATTGTTTATCAAATAAAACGCAATCAAGCAAAACCTTGGTATACATTAAAAGGGAAAAGCATAGAATTTATTTCAAATAATATTAAAGAAAGACTCAGTATAATTTTGCAGTTACAGGATATCAAAATTAAAATAAATGAAAAGAAACAATATTTACTCATAAAACCAACTAAAACAATTACTACGGAATTGACAATTGCTAAATGGTTACAATTTTTACCACCATTATTACCTTTTCATATAGATAAATCAAAGTTAAAAAATATAACAAGCGAATTTAAAAGTAAATTAATGACTAACTTGAAAAAAGGTATCGGACAACATACAAATCACGAATTAAACTCGCAGTTTTCTATTATTAACTCAAAAATCATTCTTTTTTCACTAGGAATACAAGAACTAATACAAAAAATAATTACACAACAAATTGAACTACAGAATGGGTTAACGTTAAAAAATGCAAACGGGGTTTATTTTTTGGTAAATTCTTGTTGCGTTGAAAAAAATAATGAAAATACTGTTAATTATTTTGAACAAAAAAATAATGATATTACAGAATATAATAACACTGTTATCGAGTTATCAAATATTTTGCAAGATATTCATAGTTATTCTAAATCTGGCATTTTATGTTCTTATATAAATACAAAAAATATATATCCTACGATAAGTAATGAAATTAGCGACATTACTATATATTTAGCATTTGTATATTTTTGCAATTTTAATACACAAAAACCTATACCCACTAATTTAATTCCATATTGTAATAAAAAACCTACCAAATTATTTGATATAAATGATGATATTACATATATCATAAAAACATTAAAGGATAATGGATATAACTTTGATTTGAACAAATTTTTACGAGCCTTTCAACTTATCTCAAGAAATAATATTATTAAATTACAAGTTAATAATGATTTTATTACGTCAAATAAGTTTTTTAATATTTTAATTTCATCATATAAACTACAAAACCCTGACTTATTAGAACTTATTGATAATTTGAGCAAAGTTTTTAAATCAGAAGTGAATGAAAATGAAGATGAAATGAATGAAAATGAAGTGAATGAAGATGAAATGAATGAAGATGAAGATGAAATGAATGAAGATGAAGATAATGAAGATGAAATGATTGAACACGATATTTTTCTTAGAAATTATTTGGGAAAAAATATTCCTTTAATGAGAGAAAAAGTGTTTCGCTTTTTAAAAATGTCATCATCAAAAAATTATATGAGCGTAGTTAATACAATAACTAATTTGTCATTTATACCTATACATTTAATAAAAATCTTCATTAAAAATATTGTTTATGTATATCCAAATGTTATTTTAAATAAAGTTATTTATGATAGCAATGTATATAATAAATCTAGGTTTTCTACAAAAACGTGGTTAGATATTAAAAATATAATCACAACACAACATTATGGGTTATCAGCATTTTATGATGACAAATTGTTGAACACTTTTTTACAACAATTACAACAAAAATGCAAAATATTTGTAGAGTTGTCTGAAAACACGCCACCATCATATCATAATAGCAAATTGTATGAATTTTATTTTTTAAAAATTTTAACTACATATATTGACTTAATAACTAATGCAGATATTCCAGAAATAAATATAAATATTAAAAAGGGAAATCAAAAGAATTTGCAAGAAATCGTAACTAAGTTATTGACAGAATTTATCAAAATATTTAATGAACAAAAAGATGACCTCGACTTTTCATATAATGATATAAAAGAAATAATTTTTAAACTTAAAGAAAAAGAAAAAAATAACATTACTAGCAGATTAAGCAAGATAAGTAAAGAAGAACGCGTAATTGATACTGCATTAAAGAAAAATAAACTAGGCGAATGGAGTAAGGGATTAGAAAAAGGACTGACACAGTATGTAAAAGAAGCATATGACGGTGATTTGGACTATGTAGAAGAAATGCAAACTGAAGAAAAAATTAACAAAACTAAAAACAAATTATTAAGACAAAATAATAACACTAATTATGAAGAATATATTAACGAAGAAGATATTGATAATCAAATTAGCAATGAAAATAATGATATCATTAATTTAAATGATGATTATAGAGATGGCGAATTACAAGACGAATATAACGAAGATGAAGATACATATGATTACGACTCATAATTATTAACTCATAATTATTAACTCATAATTATTAACTACTCATTGTATATACTTGACTTGTTGATATTTCTTTATTTTTTTTGACCTTCTCTTCTTTATTCAAAAAATCTTGGTAATTTTTAACCATTTGTTTAGGATTTGTTATACAACCACGAACAGATAAGTTAAGTTGAACTATAGAAGTTACTAATAACCCCACATATATAAACCACATTGCTTCTCCAACGTTATCTCTCGTTACTACTAGCTCAAATAGTTCATTCATTTTTTCAATAGTTTTACTGTCAGAAACATTTTGGTACTCGGGCTTCATTAATGGCTTTAAAATATTCCAGTATTCTACAAAATTATTAGGAACTATTTGATTTATTAAAATAGATGTATTTCCACATATTTTTATAATAGCCTCTGCAGCATCCTGCATTTTTATTTTTTGTTCTTTTGTACTTATATTGTCTGCATCTATTTTACCTTGGATGTCTTTGTTAATTAATAATTCATTTAAAATATTATTTGCGTGTTTTGACACATAAAAATAACCTATCACGTCTGAAAATGCAGATTTAAAACCAGGATATACTATTAATATAACTATCACAACACCAAATAATAAGGTCCAAGGGAAAAATGTAAATGCGCATGCTGCACCTATGTTTTCGGTTATACTGCCGCCACATTTAGTTGTTATTATATAAGCATTCACCATAAACTGAATTACTAATATTAGTAAAAAGTATACACCTAAATAAATAAAATTGTTATTTGTATATTTTTTATATTCATCAAGGTTTGTTAATTGTGAATAACTTAAGGGTGGCTTTAAAGCCAAATAATAAAAAAGCGTTGTCAATAAAAAAGTTACTATATTTATGTATGAACTAGCCATGTATAGATATTATGTATAATATAAATTATAATTTTACAACTATAATTTATGGATTATAAAGAATATATAAAACCACAGTTAGTTGAAACTGGAGTGAAATATTTTTTACACGAAACTCTTAAACAATGTCATCATTTTAAAGCTTCTTATCAGAATTTATTAGTTAATATTGGGTTATTTTTGTGCTTTATCTTTATTTTAATATGTATTCTTTTTTTTAAATATAAAGGAAAACCTACTCCTGAAGAAAAACATCAAAAAGAACAAGTAAAACAACAATATATTTTATCAAAAATTAATCAGTTTCAAAAATCAAAAAGAGAAGAACAACAAACTTTAATAACTGGGTTACCTCATTGGGAAAATGAATTTGAAAATGTAAATGTAAATAAAATAATATATTAGAATATATTATAATGAACTTTGTAGATAGTTTAAATGAATATTACAATTTAAAATCAGAATATGATGAACAATTCGTAAAAGAGAAAAAAAAAATTAGAGATATGATAGGTAATAATAATGAAAAAGTAAATGCCTTTAAAAAATTTAAACCATTATGTATCAGTTGCAAAAAACAGGTTGGCAGTATTTTTTCTACATCATACAATAAAGAAAATAATACAAGAGTTTTAAAAGCTACGTGTGGTAGTAAAACAGAACCATGCTACTTAAATATCGTAATAAACTTAGGTCATTGTTATAATGTTTATGATAATATTAATGTGTTTAAAAATTATTTACAGGAAGACAAAAATGATATTGTTTATGATAAAAATAATCTACTTTTTGGGTATATTTCAACCAAAACTGCAGTTACTAATTTTGAAAAATTAAAAGAGTCAGTCGATGTTTTTACATATGAATTAAATAAAAATTATGAATTTATTAAAAGTTTAGATAATGAAACTATGCAAGAAAAAATGCAAAACTTACAAAAGGATTGTTATTTATTAATTAACCAAATTAAGGAAGCAATCCAGGGTGGGGGTGATATTCCATATCATGATATTGTAAATATATATATTACCCAGTTAGTCCCACTACTTAAACAGATTCAAGATTTAAAATATAAGGTAAATTATGTAGAACTTATACAAACACCACATAATAAGCAGTTTTCACTAATTCAACAAAAAAATGGAATTAAAGACCTAGAAGTATTTTCTGTATTACCCAAAGTAGAAAGGTTTGAAAAGGGTGTAAAAGTATATAAAAATAAGAAGTAAATTATTGTTTTATTCTTTTATTCGAGAATATCATACAAATGTTTCAAAATTTATAACAGTATATATTATAAATGATATTAAATTATATATCAGTCAAAATATTTTTAATCAGTTTTGCAATTGGAATATTTTTTGTCTATATTAATGGAGAAGAACTCAAACACGTTTATATTTATCCTACTCCAGAAAATATTGATAAAATAATTTATAAAGACAAGGCTAATAATTGCTTCATGTATCAACCTACTGAGGTTGAATGCCCTAATAATATAAACTTAGTAAGCACAATTCCTACACAATTATAATCTATATAAACTATATAATTATAAATGCCTGCTAACTTGGGGAAACTTTTACACACGGCAAATGGCAAAATTATTATGTCAATATTATTAGGACTAGGTCTTGCTTCTTTATTTAGAACAGTTTGTAAAGATAGAAAATGTGTTATCTTTAACTCTGCGCCTTTAGACGAAATACACAATAAAATTTATAAATACGATAAGAAATGTTATAAATATGATTTGGTTTCAACAAAATGCAACTCAAATAAAAATATAGTTGAGTTGTAATTGCGTAATTATTATATACAATCAATATTTATAATAATTATGGATAATTCAACCAGAATTTTAGATTTACCAGTAGACGCACAACAACAAGGAGTTCAAATCACAACAAATGAACAACTTGCAAATAATAGTAGCGAACAACCTAATCATTTAGCATTAGACCAGAATACAATAAATCAAATCATTAGTGGATTACAAAAAGCAAGCGCTTCTGGTGCAACACAATTGCCTTCTAGAGATATACCAACCACTACAAATAATTTAACACAAGATATTCAAGTCAAACAAGGCTATATACCACCACCACAGTTGGCTCAACATCAGGAGAAATATATTCCCGAA